CAGCGAAGACCTCAAGGTCGCGCGCTTCGACGAGATCGCCGAGGCCATCGCTCAGGTGACGGGCCTGGAGGTGTATCTGGTCGGCGACTGCCTGACCGTGATCGCCGGCGCTGCCCTGCCGAACGACGAGTACCACGACGACATCCACGACCTGTTGGTCCGCTACTTCCTGGAGGATTGAACCATGAACCGCAAAGTAGAGCACTGGGATGACGAGCGCAACATTGGCAACGGCATTCTCGTGACGCTGAAGCCGGGTTGGCGTTGGGGTAGCGACCCACAATCGCCAACGCATGTCGAGGGGTTCGACACGCCGCAAGAAGCAAAAACCAAACTGCGCACGGTTATGTTGTGCGCGTGCAAGGAGTGTAAACAATGACCACATCGACTCACACCGAGAACGAGATCTCCGCCTACGTGGCGGGCAACACCCTGGCAACGGGCCTGCACGCCGCCCTGGCGGACCAGGAGGCCGAGATGGACCGCCTGCGCTACCTGCTCAAGGAGGCGGTGGACACGCTGCGCTACATCAGCGCCCACCGCAAGCACGCGGAGACGCTGGAAGGACTTGCGGAAACGCTCGAAGGCGTCGCTGACGTCTGGTTGCACGACTACGCGGTCGAGGCCGACAACCTGACCGGGGCGTAAAAATAGTTGAAGAAAAAGCCCCACGGTGCTCAAACTTGTAGTTAGAATCTCTACATCAGCAACGCAACGGAGATCGACATGACCCAGCTTTTCACCCGCGCAGGAACCCCCCGCACCGCCAACTGCACTGGCGGCTATAGCTACACCAGCAAGTGCACCCGCTGCGGCGGCGCTGGTGGCCGTCGCGAGTGGAACCACAGCGGCTACGTCTGCTTCCTGTGCGGCGGTTCTGGCGTCGGCAAGGTCAAGATCGACAAGCTCTACACGGTCGAGCAGAACGCCAAGCTCGACGCGGCGGCGGTCAAGCGCGCTGAGGCGTCGACCGCCAAGACCAACGCCATCTACGCTGCCCGCGAGGCCGAGCTGGTCGCCCAGCGCGCGGCCTTCGTGGCCGACAACGCCGAGTTCGTTGCCAAGCTGCAGGGCCTGGACGGCGAATTTTGGGTTGGCTTCCGTGAGTCCTTCCTGGCTCGCGCCAAGGCCCCTACAGAGCGCCAGATCGCCCTGGTCGATGCCGAGGTCGCCAAGCGTGCCAAGGCCCCCAGCGCGCACGTCGGCGCGGTTGGTGACAAGGTCACCCTGACCCTTACCTGCGAGCGCGAGGTCCGTCTGGAGTCCCAGTTCGGCGTAAGCTGGATGAGCATCTGCCGCGACGCAGCCGGCAACGTGGTCATCTACAAGGGCAACGCCGACTTCCTGGGCCTGAACGAGACCGGCGAAGTCAAGGCCACCATCAAGGACCACGCGGTCTACAACGGCGTGGCGCAGACCATGATCATGCGCCCCAAGGTCACGCAGGCAGCGTAAAAAATTTACCTGGAGCCTCAAACTCCGGGTTACAATCCCTACATCAACAACGGAGATCGACATGGCTTACCGGCAGATGCACCTCAACAAGTCCGGCACCGGGCTTGGCGCCAAGACCGCTTGCGGTCGCAACCTTTTGCGCACGCCGATGTCGTGCGCATGGGCGCAGTTCAAGGCCACACCGGTCGAGCAGCAATGCTCGAAGTGCGCGGACAGCAAGCACGTCGCTGTTCGTAATCGGATGGACCTTACGAACAGCACACCCGCCGAGTTGGCGGAAGACGACGCCATTGAGCGTTTCCACCGCGACATGAGCAACTCCATTTGCGATGGCGATCGCAAGTGGGCAACGAAATGGCTCGCTGAGCGTATCAACGACCCGGTTCGCGCGGAACGCATGCGCCGTGATTGGATGCTACAGCGTTAAAAAATTTACCCGGGGACTCAAACCCGGGGTTACAATCCCTACATCAGCAACGAGGAGAGACGACATGACACAAGCCGAGTTCAACGCCCTGGTCAGCCAGGACATCCAGGCCCGCGTGGCCGCTGCCCAGGCCCGCTACGAGGCCGAGCTGGCCGATGAGGAGTATTTCGAGGCCGGCATGACGCCGGGCGAACAGGCGTACTGGGACGCAGTCGAGGGGGCGGCAGAATGAGCACCGTCACCTACGCCACCCTGCGCGCCGCCTACAGCGGGCGCACGACCCGCTTGAAAATCCAGGTCGAAGAGAAGGGCTACGCCTGGGTCAGCTACAAGAACTTCAGGGCGGCGCAGAAGCGCATCGGCGGCGGCCAAGTCTGGTCGGACATCACGTTCGTGACGTACGACAATTACGGCCCCCGGCACATGATCGAGGGGGCAACGCAATGATTTACATCGCAAACGCATTCAGCCTGGGCATGGTAGCCCAAGCTGATCTCCACAGGGTGCGGTTCGCACCCTGCCAACGTCCCGAGCGTACCTTGGCGGCTGGGCGCTATATCAGCGCCGTCGGTCACGCCGACACTGCCGCCCTCTTGGGCGTGCCGATGAACCGCATTTCGGTGCGGTTGAACGTGGGCGACTGGGTGTACGTCGCCCAGCTCCAGGGGCCACGGCTCCCGGAGGGCACCACCGTACTACCTGAGGGCAGATCGTTCGAATGGGTCTGCGTTTCGCTGCCGTTGATGGAGAGACAGCATGACCCGGTGGCAGATTGAGGAGGAGAGGGACAAACGCGCAACCGAAGAGTGGCGAGCTCGTCAACAGCGATTGGCAACGCCAGCAAGCAAGCCATCGTCAACTTTGGTTGACGAGCGGTATGAGGCCACCCTTTCGGTGGATTTCGAAGACGACGGCGATGGCGATCGGGATACTGGTCGTTGACGTAATTCAGCCCTAGCACATGAAAGGTAACAACATGACAGATTTCCAGTTCAACGAAATAGTGGCGGGGCTGTTCGGCGCGCCTTGCCCGATCGCCGCGGCAGAGTTGGCGGCCTCGGAGGCCGAACGCATCGCCGCATTCAACGCCTTGAGACCACGAGCCCAACGCGCGATTGGCTGCCACCGCTGCGGCGGCAAGGGCTACCTGCCGGCATACCAACACATCAAGGGCGGCGAGTGCTTCGCCTGCAACACGCGATAATTTGAGCGCACCAAAGGAGCAACGACATGGCAAGAGCAAAGGCGAAACCGGGCTTGTCTCAACTGACTCCCGAGGAAGTGGCCTTCATGAAGGAGGACAAGCAAAGGGAGCAAGCCTACGCAGAGGAGGCCAAGTACCGCAAGCTGATCAAGGAGCTGCAGGCCATTGAGGTGAAGATTGGCTCGCCGCGTGAGCCCGCGTATCTGACGGATGAGAACGAGGACCTCCAGAACGTCCCAAAGGGTTTGACGGAAAACCACCCCGATTTTTGGAAACACGCGAGAAGCTATGCGGAAACGAGCGCGGGCATTCGGGCATCCGAGATGGGCCACAACATCAACAAGCTGATCGGGCGCGACATCTACTGATGACCGACGCCAAACGCATAGCCAAGCTGGAGGCCCAGGTCGAGGCGCTACGCGCCCGCCTGGAGGCCCGCACGACGCAGCTCACGCTCGTGTTGCTGCAGATCATGGACCTCAAGGCCGAGCTCAAGCTCGTTAAATCGCTGGAAGACTGGACCGAAGAATTTGCAGCCACGCAGCCTGCTGGGGTAGACTCGCGCGCATGGCTACACGAGGACGCCCGAAGGGCATAAGCAACTTCCCGAACAAGGCCGAGTTGAAGGTCGATGTCGCGGCGTGGATTGCGTCTAGCAAACCGCTGGCGCAGTGGTGCGCATTGCCGGGTCACCCAAACCCCGTGACAATCGGCGAATGGCAGCGCGAAGACCCAGATTTCGCCGTAGCGTACGCGCGCGCGCGGGATGCCGGATACGAGATCATTGCGCAAGATTGCATGAACCTGATCGACACCGAGCCGTTGGCGGTACACGATGACCTGGGCAATAAACGCTACGACCCGGGCAGCATCTCGTGGCGCAAGAATCAGACGGACGTCCGCCTGCGCCTGCTGGCCTGCTGGGACCCCAAGAAGTACGGCTCGCGCCAGAACGTCACGGTGGACGACTCAAAGGTCGAGCACACGGTGAGCTTCGACATATTTGGCGAGCTGCTGAAGAACATGGCACTCAAGCGACAATCCGAGGAATAACGCATGGAACCCCAACACCTGATCGACATCGGCCTGGGGGTCACCTCCGCGGTCACCGGATGGTTTGCCCGCGAGCTCTGGGCGGCGGTGAAAGAGCTCAAGGCCGACCTAGCCAAGCTGCGCGAGGACCTGCCGCGGACCTACGTGGCCCGCGACGACTATCGGGCTGACATGCGCGACATCAAGGAGATGTTGGGCAAGATTTTCGACCGGCTCGACGGCAAGGCCGACAAGTGACGCTCACCGAACAACTCCGGCGCGACGAGGGCACGGTCCCGCACGCATACCAAGACTCACTTGGCTACTGGACGATCGGCGTCGGGCGCCTGATCGACGAGCGGCGCGGCGGTGGCCTGAGCCCCGACGAGATCGACTACCTGCTCGACAACGACATCAAGGCCAAGACCCACGAGGTCCTGCAGGCCCTGCCGTGGGCTGCAAGGCTCTCAGAGGCCCGCCAAGCCGTCCTGGTGAACATGGCCTTCCAGATGGGCACCAAGGGCCTGCTGGCCTTCCACAGGACCCTGGGCAGCATCGAGGACGGGCAGTACGGCGACGCCGCGGTGGAGATGCTCGACAGCACCTGGGCCAAGCAGACGCCCGCCAGGGCGATGCGGCTGGCCGTGCAGATGGAGTCGGGCGAGTGGCAGTAGACCCGCTCACTGCCGGCATCGAGCTCGCCACGACGGCGATCAACAAGATCTGGCCCGACAAGAGCGCAGCCGAGGCGGCGCAGCTCGCGGCGGCGGTGGCGATCGTCCAAGGCCAGCTCGACACCAACAGGGCCGAGGCGGCCAGCCCGAGCGCGTTCACCAGCGGCTGGCGCCCGGCGATCGGCTGGGTCTGCGCGGCGGCGTTGGCCTGCCAGTACATCGCGCGGCCACTGCTGCAGTGGGCCGGCATCGTGACCGGGCACGCATGGCCGGCGCTCCCCGGCATCGACAACAACCTCTGGGAGCTCATGCTCGGCATGCTCGGCCTGGGCGGCTTGAGGACGTTCGAGAAGACTAAGGGCGTCGCGTAATGCTGGAGCTGCTCGAAGACCCGGCGGTCCTCAAGCAGTACTCGCAGCTACCCGCAGCGCAGCGGGCAGCGTTTGACTGGCGCGCGCGCTGGCTGATGCGAGCGCACAAGCATCAGATCGAGCCACCGGGCGACTGGTGGAGCATCTGGCTGATGTGCGCCGGGCGCGGCGCCGGCAAGACCAGGGCAGCCGCCGAGACCCTGGGCTGGTGGGCCTGGGAGCAGCCAAACACCCGCTGGCTGGTGTCGGCGCCCACCAGCTCCGACCTGCGCAGCACGTGCTACGAGGGCGACAGCGGCCTGCTGGCGGTCATCCCGCCGGTGCT